ATGGTCATATTCTGTGGCCCCCGGAACATTTACATTAACATAAGCATAACCGTTTACTGAGTGGTCGCCGTTAGTGGTAACGTAAGCGTATCCTTCGTCGCCCATAGCAGAAATATAAGCAGGATAATCAGCAAATATATCAGAATCTGTACCTATAGCTTCCTTAATCTGTAATTTTGTATTATAGATTGATTGTAAGTTTGTAATCAAATCTGCCATTTTTATATATCGATATATTTATTTGTAGTTTCTAAAAAATTTTAGTAATCCTTATTCAGGATCCTTGTCGCCATTGAGAATATCTTCAGATAAATCAAGCTCTTCCTCTTTTTCTTCAACCTCTTCCGGGCTGTCAATATAGCCGCCATATTCTTTCATAACACCTTCAAGATTGTTATCAGCAGTATATAATACATAATTGTCATTAGCATCCTTTACATATACTAAATACATGCTGCCAACTCTTCCAGAAGTAAAATAAGCTCTCATATCTTCAAGAGAATCGAAATACATTGTTAATTTTGCCATTATATTAATATAGATATTTTTATGTTATATATGTGTAATTTAAGCATATTCAATAGTCCATCCTGAAGGAACAGCATTTGCACCCGTTCTATTCCATGTAGCATTAGAATTCTTAACGAAAGTACCCCCACTAGGAACATTTATTACCCAAACAGCGCAAGGTCCGTTATATTGTTCTCCACCAGGATCTGTAGTAAACATTGCTTTAATATACTGTAAAGAAGTATTATTAGCGAACATTGAATCATAACAGCCTGATACTAAAGTAGTTGCAGGTAATATTGGCGCTTTGGTTAAACTAGTACATTCAGCAAACATTGCCGAATAGCAGTAATTCTGTAAAGTAGTTGCAGGTAATATTGTAGGTCCAATAGTCATTGCATTACATTTATAGAACATATTTGCATAACAACCTACTGTTAATTCAGTTGCAGGTAATCTTAAATTTTCTGCAGAAATAAGTAAACTATTTGATTTTGAATAAGACTCTAAAAACATAAATTCAAAGAAATAAGTCTCATTAGCTGGCATCGAAGAATAATTAAGGAAATTATCTCCATAAATTATACTCATAATATTACCAGATAAATTATATCTTACATTATATGAATATATCCAGTGATGATAACTATAATTTCTGTTACTCCAGGAATATGGACTATTCATTTTAAGATATACTTTATCACCAGCAGTTACAGTTATTTTATTTGAAGTTGATGAACTCCAACCAGTATTCTCCTGAACACTACTCCATGTTGTAGCATTATTCTTTCTATAATACCATGTCCTTTTTGAAGAGCTTCCTGAAGTCATAAACCATATATATCCAGAATCCAAAACCTCCATACAGAAATATTGTTGTAAATAAGGATCAGGATTTGATTTGCTCCATACCTCCACCCCATTGAAAACAAGCTTCTGTACGTCATTACCGTTAAATATTATATTCTGAACATTACTGTCTATTGTTAAATTCATAACTTATTGATTATGATATAGTTGTAATAGTTAATGTACCTGTTGAAGTATCATATGAGAATATACCGTTAATAGTATCTACTATATTATAGCTGTTAAGGTATAATGACTGTGTATATGTGGTCTTCCAGCTTCTGTCACTCTTTCCTAAATCAAGCTTGTTATGATTAGCGGCCGTTGAAGGAGCAAACCTTTCATTATTGAAGAAGTAATAAGTAGTATTACTTAGGTTAATGTCCATCTCATTGGTATTTGCCTGCCATAATTTGATTGAACTATCTACATTAATATTCTTGGAATATACATTACTGAATAAAACACTTGATGTTCCTAAAGTATAAGTATTATTTTCATTAGGTACAATATTATTTGTATAAGTATTAACATTATAACTAAATTTTACAAAACCTGACCCAGTAAGATTATTGTGTATATCAACTATATTATTATAATTAATATCTTTGATATAGAAATGTTTTCCATCAACTTGGTTTTGAAGAACAACTGATTCACCAGAACCACCACCGGTCCCATATAATTTCCAAGGTCTATCTGTGCCTAAATATAAATATGTTCCTGACTTAATGTATGTAGTTCCTTTGATTGTACCACCAGCAAGTTGAAGATAATTATCACTTAAATAAGAATAAGTTACTTCACCCCCGCCATGCTCTGCAACATAATCAGCAACATAAGTAGTAGTTGCATAAGAAGATTCAATCTCAGAAATTCTACCATCAACATAGTTCTTCAATGTACCCATACCAACCCAAGCTCTATTACTTTGTAATGCAGCAGAAGAATATGTTATTGTTGATGGAAATAAATCATAAGTAGTATTATCTATTCCTAATCCACCACTTCTAAATTTAATTTCTGTAGCTCCTGTAGGTATAGTAAAACCGGTTAATGTTGGATACTTTACAGGTATACTTGTCAAATATCCGCAATTACTTAACTCCGTCTTTGTTACATAGCTGCTCAAATCAGGTTTTTCCTGATCTATATATTGTCTTACTTGACTAAAATTATCATAAAGTGTCTGATTTGGCATTTTTCATTTTTAAATATTTTTAAGAATTTGAAATTGGGAAAAGTGTATTCATTTGCTCCTGTGTTAAAGCAGTTGCATATCCGCAAGCTGAAAGCTCGGTCTCTGTAATGTACTCTGAAGGAATAGAAGAAATGTATCCGCAAGCACTTAATTCTGAATCAGTTACATACTCACTAGGAATTGAAGTGATATAGCCGCATCCACTCAATACAGAAGTAGAAACATAGCTCATGCTCTGAATATCTGTCTTACTATAAACGTCTGAAATATTAGCTTTTGTACCAAGCTCATATGAAATAGTTGTAGCAAAATTTGGATCGTCTCCAAGTGCGTCGGCAAGCTCCTTAAGTGTATCAAGTGTGCCCGGCGCCGATCCAACTAAATCGGCGATAGCCCCTGAAACATAAGATGTTACATAAGCATATGTCGTGTAATCACTTAAATCTGTACTAGGTATTTCAGCGATAGCTCCTGCAACATAAGATGTTACATAAGCATAAGTTGTATATATACTTAAATCCGGTGTATTAGATAAATCAGAATACTCTCCTGAAAAAGCAACGTCCGCAAGTGAATAAGCAAGCTGCTCTTTGTCCGCAAATTTCTCAATACTCCAGTCTTTTACTCTCTCGAAATTATCATAAAGTGTAGGTGTATTAGCCATTTTTTATTATTAAATATTTTTAGAATCTAATCAAATATATTGTCCATCTGCTCGTTGTTAAGTCCAACCGGATCCGTCTCCAGTCTAGTTACTCTTCTTTCAAGTGATTGAACCTCAGTCTTTTTAGCATATGAACCTTCAATTAAAGTAAGCCTTCTGTTGAATCCTTCATCGGCCCTGCTCAAATCATCAACTTCCCCTTCAAGCAGTGAAATCCTTTCTTTAATTTTGGTGTCATCGTAATTGCTCCATTTATATGTCTCTGTATTAGTGTTACCAGATAGAATCTCTTCAGTATTAAAAGAAACTTCTCCAGATTGAATATTCTCATTTTCTGAAGAAACGTCCCCTGATAAAACTTTATATGGTGTTGTGTATTTCATTACCTGTATAACTTAAATACTTTTTTGTTCTTCAATATAACCTGATCGGCCTTTCCTTCATTTATATACAGAATCAAATCGTATTCCCCGCAAACCTTTTGGTCCGTTCCCTGAAACGTAAATGTTACAGTATTGTCCTCTACCGTAATATCCATTTCCTTTTTGAATCTGCTGCATGAAACATATACAGTAATATCCAATTCAGATAAAACTGTATCGTCTTCTATATAAACCGGCCATTCAAGTGTAAATGTTGTTCCTAACTGATTGTATATCATATTGTTAATCTTCATTTGTATTTGTAATAGGAAAAAGTGTGTCCATTTGCTCCTCTGATAAAACCATATTAGAAATAACCTCTGCAAGCTCCGTCTCCGTAATATACTCACTAGGTATATTTACATTAAGTGTTGTAGCATCTATAATATTCATACTTAAATCTTAAAGATTATATACTTATTCTCCTAATATATCTTCAGTAAGCTCAAGCGCCTCTGTATTCTCTCCAGAAATCAGTCCTTTCATTGCGTCCGGGTATTCTTCAAATGTGGCCGGTATAGGTACTTCATTATCGGTCAATATATTAGCAAATTTACTTTTTGTCCTTAATAGTGAATTTATATTATCTGTCAATGTCGCCATTTTTATCTTCCTCTGTATATTTTCTCTTTCGTTCTTCCATTTCTATATCGGTGTCCAACTTATATGTCCTGAACTTATAGGTGTAGTCAACCCCAATTAAAGCCCCTGCAAATGTAGAAACTTCTCCATAAGCAACTAATACTGAATTACTTATATCTCCTTGTGGCGGGGTAAAGAAACCTAAAAACAGTAAAGTTAAACCTGCAAATATTAGTATAACTGATAAAATAACCTGAATCGTCAATTTAGTACCTTCTGAAAACCTTTTCATTTGAAATAAAGAAATATATTTTCCCCATTCTCTATCATATATAAATATAGAAATTTTCCATAGAAAAAGTAGAAATTTTACTCTATGGAAAATTTCTATATGTATTAGATATTTTCAATTTCAACAGAAACCCAACTAGAATATATATAACCGTTTACATCAGCTTCAGAATCTCCCGGCGCATATACTCTGGCGCGGGCCTTTATAATTCCTCCAACAGGTACTTCATTTCTGAAAAGTAAATCGTCATTACCAGTATTTCCGGTCCTGTCTATCATATTATACAAATTTCCTCCTGTAGAAACCCCTCCTACTTGTGGCCATGAACTGTAACTACCGTCATAAATCATTGAAACCATAGCTCCAGGATATTTATTATTAGTCTCTGCATTCAGCCATCTGTATCTTAACTGTGTATTGTTCTGTGAAACATAATAATCATATAGCTCCAACCATTTAACATTGTAGTATTCAAACTCGATATTGTTGTAATTTCCTCCGGTATTATTATCGTGAACAGTAACTTCCATTAAATCATAACCGTCTTTGTCCAATATATAAGAAACAGTCGGTACTAATACTCTAGGTGTAACTACCTCACAGTAAAGTGAAACCTTATTTGAATAAACCGTCTCATTACCGTAAACATATTTACTGTAAGCATATACCCTTGTGCTGGCGCTAAGTGAAACAGCCCCCGTGTAAAGTGTATAATCGTCATAACCGGCGTATTCAGCTCCTGCTCCGTAAATGTAATAAGAAGAAACTCCAGATTGATTGTTTATAACAGTAAACTGATTGGAAACATTATTGAACTCTATCGTCGGGTCATTAGGTATTACTATAGGTATATAAGTTCCAAAACCGTAATAATCCGCGCTCTGTCCGTCCAAATCAACATTTGAATAAGAAACTATGTTCTTTGCCCCGTATTCAAAACAGTCTTCCAAACTCCATCTTGCATTCATTCCTCCTTCTATAGAAACCTTAAGTCCGGTAATTTTACCGCCGCAAATATATTCGGCCCTTTCAGAAACATCAAACAAATAGATATTACCTGCATCTATATCATAACCGCTAATAGGTCCTATTTTAAGGTATTGGTCGCCCATAAGTGTTCCATAAGAATATGTATAAACCTTAAGCTTCAATACATCTCCAACAGCCAAATCAAATACAGTATTGATATTTACATTCTGTCTTACTCCTCCTGTTCCGTTAAGCTCGTAAATCACGTCAATATGGTCGTTTTCTCCAGTCCAGAATTTATATATTCCAACAGAAACCTTACCACTCCTTGTACAACTGATTGTAAACCAGTCCTGTGAACTAGGATCAACATAAACACACTGAACAGTAACAGTGCTTGAAACCTGTGAATTGTATCTTGTATAAGCTTCTACTATAGTATCAGCATTTATCGCTATAGGTGAAACATACTGAACATATTCCCCTGTATTATTCAACCTGTAGTAAATTGTACTGTTCTGTGTAGAATTGCTCATAGTAATGTAGTTCTCAACACATGAAACTACCGGTACTGTAATAGGATTAAGGTCTTCATATTGAACCCATGTGATTGCCTTATTTGATTGTCTATTAGAAACCTCAATATAAGCATATACATTCCTTGAACTGTTTATAGAAAAACCGGCCAAATATAAATTATAGTTAATATCGTCAAATGAATAGAATATATCGGCGTCCTGAACTATACTCTGTATTGAAACAATATTATTTGAACATCTTATTACCGGCGCCGGTAACTGTGTATCGGGATCGCCGGGGTCATAACTGCTTGAATCAGAATAGTTATAGGAAACTATATTTGATTGATAAGTATCTATAGCAGCATAAGCCTTAATTACAAAACTATGTGGATTGCCCGCATTGTATAAGCTTATTCCGTCTCCGGCCTTAACCGCTCTCCAACCGCTCAAATTAACAGTATCCGGCGCTGAAACAAAACATGTCGCCCTTGAATCTGAACATGTAACATATACATAATCATAATTATACATAGTAATTACAGTAATTTCAGGATCAGGTACTGTAACTACCTCATAACCAGAAGTATAAGCAAAATTATAAGAAACAGTGCTTGATTGAACATTATCTGCTTCAATAACAGCATAAGTATCTATGGTGGTATTTTCTGTAATTATGGTATAAGTTCCGGCGTAAGAATCGGTATTGTATATCCATTGTCTCCAAGCTCCGTTATTCATCCTATACATAATCTTTATTCCCCTTTCAGCCATTTTAGCCAATGTAACCGGGTACTCACAGTAAATTATATTAGGGTTGCCGGTGATATTACCGCTCGGTGTAACATATCTCTGCTTGAATACAGGTACTTCCAATACATAAGATTGGCCGCTAGCATCGTAATAGCATGTTGCCTCGGTCTCGTCCCCATATGTCCATACTAAGTGGTAATAAGCTACCCTTGCCTTAACATTGCATGTACTTGAAATTACAAACTTTATTCTAGGATCATAATCGGTCCATTCCCCGTTATCTATACTGTACTGAATCTTCATCTGATCGCCGCTTCCTCCCGCGTTGAAATTATCAACAGTATCGGCGCTAAGTGTAACAACATTATTGTCGCATGAAATAGAAACCAAACCCAAACTGTATTCGGCCGCATAACTGCTCTGTGGTCCATTTGATCCGTTCGTTTTCAAACCATAAGCCTGAAACAGTGTGTTCTTGTTTATGGTAACCGGTCCGTCGTAATGTGTATAATCGCTCCAGGTGCTTCCAGAATCGGTGCTTATCCTGTAAATTATATCGGTATATACATAACCTTCTACTACAGAAATAGTAACCGTATTTCCGCTCTGTGTGAATACCAATTTAGGTACTGAAATCTCTATAAGCTTTCCATATGTATCGCCCCATGTCCCCCTTGAACTCAAACATTTTGCATATACCCAAGCATTATTGTTAAGAATAAAAGGTCCCGTGTAAAGTGTCCAATTAACATTGCTTCCTTCATCATCGTCATCTGAATTAATCCTGTAATAAATCGCGTCGTTATTGTCGCATTGGATAGAAACCTTGTCATAGTCGCAAACTATACTTGTAATCCTTCCAATGATATTTACTACTGAATTTTCAACCCAGCTTTCAGGTATTGCATTTACTCCCTTCCTGAACCAAGCCGCGTCTATCGATTGAACAAATGTTCCGCTCTCAGCCACTCCGTAAACCCAATTTCTTGTATATGGCCAATATACAGCTTCCTGGCCCTGATATTGTAACATAGGATCCGTTAAGAAAAGTGCCTTGATATACTTTAATGAACTGCATCCGTAAAACATTCTTTCATATATTCCGGTCAAAGAATTCAAATCAGAAATCTTAAGTTCCGGGGCGTTAATAAGTGAACTGCATCCCTCAAACATTCCATACATAGAATACTTAGCATTTGCCTTACCCCTAGTGAAACCTATTCCGGTCATTCTTTCCAGTGAACTGCATCCGTAAAACATTTCATAACAGCATCTTTCCTTAGCTTCAACCATATTAATCGTTCCAAAACCGCTAAGTGAACTGCATCCCTTGAAACATCTGTATAAGCTTTCGTTATCTATATTAAGTGAATTTATGTTTATTCCGTTATACATAACCCCAACCCCAAATGAAACAATAGGATCCAATGAACTGCATCCTTCAAAACAGCTCTTCATACTTGCTTCCTTGAGGTCGTCGTTAACATCAACAGAAACCATCTGTAATGAAATACAGTCTTTGAAACATTCTTCCATCGCGTTCTTTCCAATACCGCTCAATACAAATGAATCAACCTTCTCAATAGATGAACATCCTGAATACATCTCCTTACAGCAGAAATCGCCAATACTCTCAAACTTGTTCCTGAAACCGCTCTTAAGCTTAGAACAGCCCTTAAAACACTGATAGAAAGCATATTTGGCGTAATTCTTGCATGGGATCGGCGTCTCCGGGGCGTAAACCAAATTTGAACAGTCCTTGAACATGTATTCGTAATCATATCCATAAGAATTTGTTATAGGTATAATCAAATTTTTAGCATCTACTATTTCCTTACAACCTTCAAACAACCCCCTGAAAACCATTTCCTTATCTACCGTGTTATGGTCGGTAAATGAATCCGGCCAAATAAGTGAAACTATACTTCCAGAAACGGTAACCTCGTCTCCTTCTCCAAAGTATATAGAATCCCATAACCTGTAACTAGTTGAACCATAAGCTTTTAAGTAAATCCTTTTTGTCTTGTCCAAACCTGTCAGATTAACCTGAAAACTGCTCCAATTTGTCTTGTCGTAACTCCAGCTCATTACATAATTTGCCGCATTTACAACCCCGGTCAAATGAATCTCATGTGCCCCAATTACATTGAAATATTCAAATGAATAGTCAAAATCTTCCTCCTCGTAACTAGGTGAAAATACTCCTGAAGAAATATTGCTCCATCTCTGAACTAAATTATCGTCAATATACTGTAATCTTACCTTAACTACCGTGCCCGGGTCATTAATTACTATATTGCTCCTGTTATAGTTAAGTGAATAAACATTCCCGCCAATAGGATCGCTCCCGTCGGTGGTAAAGTATATATTTGAATAATCAACCCCTTCCTCTACTTCTACATAAACCCTGTTATTAACCATCTTTAAACTAGGTGCCGGTAATGAATAAACCTCTGAATACCAGGTATATTGATAAACTCCTTCGTCGCTCCATAAATCATTAACCGGGTCATAGGCCCTAGCATATACTATACAGTCGTTCTGTGGATAAATATTGGCGTGATTGTATTCTACTGTAATCCAATCACTTACAACATTGAATCTGTATTTTATATAAGCTCCTTCTGAACTTGTCCAGATATGTAAATTTGAACTTACCTCCGGCTGTACCATATAGAATTCCGGGGTCTTCGGCGGCTCAACTACAACTATCTTTATAAGTGTATATTTCTTAACCTGTGAATCCTCATAACCGTCGCATGTCGCATAAGTGTATAAATCTATAGTATCCTGTTGTAACTCAAATGATTGTGTATAAACAGAATAATCTCCTGAACTTCCCAACCTATAGTAAATTGTCGCATTATTCGTGCTACAGTATAAACTGATTGTATTAACGTCCTGATTGTAAACCGGCGCTGAACATTTAGGTATAATAGGATCTTCGGCGTCTTCCGGGTCGGTATATGTCAAGCTTACATTTACTTCCGGTCCTACTACATTGTTCCTTATCGCATAAGCATAAACTATAGAATCTTCGGTAATAGAAAAAGGTATTGTATATAAATTATAAGCTCCGTCATTAACCTTATAGTAAATTACATCGGCGCTGTTCCCGCCCTTGATTGTAACCAAGTTCTTCTTGTTTATGGTAATGACCGGTCCTGTCGGTCTTTCAACCGGCTGGTCTGTATCCGGGTCTATGTTTATATGATTTGGATTATAGTTGCATTGAATATTCTGTACTTCTGAACATGCCGCTTCAATTTTCGCATAATAATATACAGTAACCGTCTGTGAAATTACTACCGGTCCGGTATATCTTATCCTTACATCAGAAGAACTTCCAAAATAATAATAAATTATTGCATTTGCTTGTGCCGTGGCTAAAGTTAATACATTGTCTGAAAAACTCGCGGTCGGTATCTGGACTTCAATTTCCGGGTCTATAATTCTTCCGTTAACGTCTTCTACCCCCTTGTCGTATCCTTCATCATAAACAGTATTAAGCAAAACCCTTATAAGCTCCGGGTATTCCGGCCAATATAATGAATCTGTCCCTAAAACGTCTTTGATATCAAGCTTATAGGTCAAAACCTCTTCCATTATGGTATATAAACCATTAACAGTAAAAGGATCAAAACTCGTCGGGGTATTGTAATCGTATTCCCTGGGTTGCTTCGTGCCGGATCCGTATCGCTCCATTCCGCTAACTTCGGTGCTTCTGTCCTTGCATCCCTGATTGTATCCCTGATTGTATCTTTCAACAAACAGATTGTATAAGGTAACAGAATATCTGGCTATATTATTATTCTCTTCAATAATATCCTGAATCTCTTTCTTCGTGTTTAAAATTTGATTTAATATATCTAATAAATTCATTTAAGATAAACAGTATATTTTTCTATTCATATGAATATTCCTTCATATATTCTAATATAGAATTTTCATATAACTGAATCAATTTCTTCTTCCCTTCGGCGCTCAGTAAAAACTCAACGTCCTCCTTATTGTCCATAAACATATTCTCACATAATATGGCCGGCATCAAGGTGTTCTTTACTACATAGAAATTCGCCGTGTAATAACCGGTGCCCGGTAAACTCCTGTTTCCGGTCAATTTCATCTCCTTGCTGTTCTTTGAAAATATCTGTCCCAACCTAACAGATTTGCTTCCCGCTTTGGTATAAATATAACATGTAAACCCGCTTGCATTGTGCCAACCGGATCCGGCGGCCGCATTAACGTGTATAGAAATGAATATTGTATCTATGTTCTTGCATTTCAGTGCTTTATATGTAATATTGGCCCTGTCGCATCTGTTCTTTAAAGAAATATCCTTGTCTTCCTCAACCAATAACTCGTTGCTTATGTTAAGCTCGGTCAATCTTTCAGATAACAATTTAGCAAACTCCCTGTTCCATTTCCATTCCATCAACCTCTCGTCGGGGCTTCTCTTTCCCGGCGTCTCCTTTCCGTGCCCGTTGTCTATAAGAATATGTAATTTCTTCATCTTTCATTTTCAAATATTTTTAGAAACCATTTTAGAATCTTTAAGATTTAAATATAACTCGTAATATTCATGTGCTTATCACTTCATATACTAAATATATGAAGTAATATACCAACCTGCATTTGCAGAAATAAGCTGAACATTGTATTTCGGCATCATCAAACTACCTGAAACAGTGCTTTCTCCAAACTCGATAATATCTCCTTCGTATATTCCCGTCGCATATGGTACCCTTACTTTATCATTCCCCCTGGTATAAACCTTCAAACCCTGAAAACCAATAACAGTGATAACCCTTCCGTTACCAAATTCCTGTGCGTCCGGTAAAGTAATACTGTATCCGCCGCTAACATAGTTGCATATGATAATATCATATTTCTTGTCCAAATAACCACCTGTTGTTCTTACCTGATATAACCTATTGGTATATAAACCATTAGAATCTATCTTAAGTGAAACATCATCCCATTTCATCTCATAACCGTCCGTGGCGGCATAGAAATACCTTGAGTTATTTCCAACAAATGATAGTCCGTTCGTTCCTATACTAAGCTTCCTTCCTGAAATATCGTCATTACCCGCGCTGCTCTTGCTTACAGATAAAGTGATATTACCAGAAAATCCGGTCTCAAACTTGATATAATAGTTATTGTAATCGGTCCAACCTGTATATGTCGCATACAAACTCATCGCCATCGTAAATTCAACACTATATGTGCCCGCTGAACTTATGGTATAATCGTCCAAAAATGTACTTGAAATCGTCGCTGTAACATCATTCGTGTTAATACCGTTAATACTTAAGTTGCTGTTATTCAATAAATTAACCTTATTGTATCCTGAAATCGCTACTCCGTTCCTCTTTATGGTATAAGTTAATGTAGTAACGCTCTGCTGATTCGTTCCCCTGTCGCTCATGAAAACACTTCCTACCAAATAAGGATCAGCATAATAATGTATATTAAGTTTAGATAAATCGATAACATAACCCTGTGCCAAATAACCCAAATCAACTGAACTGGTCGCGCTTATTGAATAGTTGCTTATCGTATATCTGTACTTCCAAGAATAGGTAAACGGGCTCCACCAATTCTTCCACTTCTCATAACTAACATAACTCTTCGGGGCTGTCTTGTAGTCAGAAATATAGTTTAAATACTTCTTCGTAATGTCTATTCCGCTCTGTGCTGAATTCCTCTTCGCTATGTCAAATGGACTAATCTCAACCCTCTTCGTATTAAAATTATCATAAACACTAAGTGTATCATATGAATCTGAACTGTGCTGCTTCAAATCAACCGATCCAACCAACCTTATAGTGCTGTTTAAACCGTCCAAATGTATTCCAACCGTCTCCAAACCCGTCTCCAAATCGTTTATGAACAAATTAATCCTCTCGTTAATGTCCATATATGTATTCTTGTAGTTAATAAGGAAACTTCCAATGAACTCGTTACCGTTCGCCGCAATGGCGGTCATCCTGTATCTGGACAAAACCGGGTCAAACCTGTCTATATTATTGTACTGTCCTATGGCCGGCGCGGTCAATTCGGTATCTATCGGGGTAGTGGCGCTCAATACTATGGCGTTCTGTCTTGTCTGGTCATATAAGTGTCCCAAACAAACCAAATCATCCCCGTCATCAACAGAAAACATGTATTCGCCCTCGCCTATATAACCAAATGAAAACTCTTCTATCTCGTCGTAATTAACATACATCAAACTGTCCACCTGGCGGTCCAAACCCATATTGGTATCCGTGCTTCCCGTCTTAACCTCTTCTTCCGTCTCTTCGTCCAAATCGGTCTTCTGGCCTTCCGGGTCTATCTCCTGTATCACTTCACCGTCTGATAAATCCTCTACCAACCAATCGCCCTTGAACTCCGTTCCTTCAGGTATAATATCCCCTTTGTTGTATATAATGTCGCCGGTAACAGAATCCCTTAAATCGTCTGCCGCAATGAAATCCCTTTCAGAAACAGTATCTTCCTTAATGGTAATATTATTACCTCCAACCTTATCAACAGAAATAGAATCTTCAACCAAAATCCTCTTGTCCTCTGATAAAATCTTTAATTCAATGTCTTCCGCCGTTCTTGCCATTATTTAGTATTGATATTTTTAAATTCGCCGTATAAAATCAACTCGGCCATACTTTCATCGTCCAACTGGTCCGTATTTCCTGATAAAAGAAACTCCATCTGTCTGTTTAACAAAACCAATCTGTTTAAATCCACTATTTCTTGTTCTTTGCTATCTAAAACCTCCATATTTGAATCCAAATATTTATTTAGGTAAATTATATGGTCTAATTAACCAAATCAGAAATTTGGTCTTCTATGCCCCTTATTTCAATAACCTTGTCGGTAACTTCCTTAAGCTCTTCCTGATCCAACCATTCTTCCTCAACCGTCCTTGTTCCCTGTAATACATCATTAGAAACCTTCTTCAAATCAAGAATATCTTCAACTTCAGTGTAATTTTCAGGTATTACATATGTCCCGTCTTTCTTAAGCTTCGTTCCTAGAGGTAAATTATGGCCGTTCTCCAACCTTAATGTATAAGCTATATCAATATACAGTGCCTTATGGACTTCATCCTGCTCATCCGTGTATTCTCCTTCTCCCTTATCTACCACAAATGTCCAATAGTCCTTATTTGAAACATTCCTGTAAACTCCTTCACCAATATTGAAACTCCTGCATCTCAACATATCTCCAACCTCTACTTCATGTGTTATGGACTTCTCCCCGTCGTCGCATCTCTGGTATAACCTCCTGCATTTTATATATTCAACCCCGCATGCCCTGAATATGTTGCTTATATCTTTTCTGGCCGCCAATAACTCATACAAACTGTTATCTTTCTCAGCAAATACTTCATGATAAATAATGTCCTTAGAAACATAATCAACATGAAATGATCCCGGGCTAACTATCAGCTGCCCTCCGGTACTTTTTACCTTGTCTATAATCAAACTCCAAAAATGGGCCGCTCCGGTAACATTCAAATTAACAGTGCTCAATGTCTTCTTAACGTCCAAATCACCGTCTATGGTCAAACCGGTCTTCTCAAAACCGGCGCCTTCTGGAAACTCCTTAAACCATCTTGCCGCCGGTATATAGTCCCATTGCCCATTACCCCTTAAGTAATACTCGTTCTGTCCTGCCTCCGGGGCCGGTACCAAACCCCTTAAACCGGCCTCGCTTCTGGTCGCGCCCTTGAAATCGCTAAATGAACTCATATCAACACCAACCTGTGCCGCTCCTTCATTTGATCCAAATAAGCTCGATCCATTTGAAACTGAACTGTTTATATCCAATAAACCGTATTTATTTCTTTTTAATTTCGGCCTGTTATATGGTATAAAATCATTATAATGTCTTTCTCTGCTCATCCTTAGAACTCAATAAATTTCACTGTATTATTATCACTTCTAATATCGTATTCCTGGCTGTCTATAACCATCGTGTTGCCGCCCAAACTTGTCTTATAAAATGTCTTGTCCGGGGTATAATAACCTTCCATCGCCCTTGTGTAAATAACCTTCCTGTCTGAATAGTGATCCAAATACAAATCAACTATATTGTATTCCTGTGTATTTGAATCGGATCCCTTATGTCTCAATGTCTTAAGGTATTTACCGTTGCTCAGTATTACATAACTCCTTGAAATCGGCCTGTCCTCAACACTAGTATTAATCTTGAACTCCAAACCGTCAAACTCGTTAACTGAATCGTCGTTAATGTATCCCGTATAAACCTTGTCCTTCTTATTCGTATCAACTTCGTGATTATCCCACCATTTTGATCCATCGGTATATGTCAAACCAAGCTCAAAATCTTTACAGAATATAACCGGGCTCATATTCATCCAACTTACATCAATATAACTGTCTCCGTATAAGTATCTGAAAAGCTCCTCCATCTCAACCGGTAACAACCTCGGTACATATATGGTCAATTTCAACTGGCCGTTAATTACATCAGTATCATGAATAGGAATACAATAAGCATCCTGTCCAACCTTGTCCTTATAATTAGTAGTATCAACACACTTCATCCAAGTAAAAGCTGGTAAATATTCATCGCCCCTGTCGCTGGGGTTATTATTATACTTAATATAAAATGTGCTCTCTGAACTGGTCCAATAACTTCCGTTCCAATACTTGTCGCCTATCTGCAGCTTCATCTTCCAAGTGCTGAAACCCGTGTCGTAATAAGTATCCTTATAGTGCTCGTAATCTCTGTAACAATTACAGTATTTGGACTCGTCTATATCCACGGCCTTATCAACCGGGGCCGTAGTATAATATAACTTGTCGGTATTTACTATATTCAATGTGCTCTTGTTCTTTTCGCCGTATTTCGCGCCGTTGTATTGATAAAATAGGTCGCCCTTAATATATATCCAATTTGTGCCGCTCGCCGGCGTGTAGTTTATAACCTCTGAATTAGTATATTCCAAAACAGGTAACTCAAACTTATTCAAACTGAACAAACTGTAATTCGGGGTCGTATCATCCGTAATGAAAAATGTCATAATATCGGTCCAATCCAAACTATTAGGTAAATTATTCTTTCCTTCGTTCTTTCTATGGGCATAGTGCTGAATCAAACAACCAACAGTATTTACATACTTGTTTATCGCGTTGTTCTTATAAACAGATCTTGAACTTGAATTATAGTATCCTTTTCCGTCGTCATTCGGTAACTCAACCAAATCACTCTTCTGGTAATATCTATGTCTCCATCCTGAATTAGAATTTAACCTGCAAATTGTCTGGTAATCATAACCCGTAATGTCTGAAGTCTGATTTGTAACCCACCATAAAAAGTATTTAGTCTCCGTCTTTACCCATTGTGATTCGTCCACACTTCCGCCAATTTCGTCCATTACAGAAATATGATTTGCATCATCAAAAATATCGGTACAAATGTCCTCTATCTCGTATAAATTATCTGAAATTTCGATCTTATTATAAATTTCGTCAATATCTATCTTACTTTCGCCGCCGGCCATATCCTGTGTTTTAATCTCAATATCATTTGAATCAGAAACATATTCACCTGTTTTTTGTCCTGAAACAATATTGTATTTCTCATAGGTAACCTGTCCTTCCGCCTCTTTCTTATAGTCTACCAACCATACATCATCACCGTCCGGTATAAAACTCCAACCCATAAACTGGGCTATTTCATACAAAACATCATACTCTTTCCACGGGCTCTTTTCCTCATCGTCGTCAATGAAATTTGAACTGGAAACCTTCAAATTAGATAAAACAGTATTCTGAAATGTCTGTCCGTTAATCAAATCATATGTCTTAGGTATATATAAATCGCCCTGATAACCGGCGCTCTTCAATATGCTTAATATAACTGATTGAAAATCAACATATTCATTAACCGTCTGGTAATCAAAATACTTTGTAGTGCTTATGGCGTCCACAGCTTCCAACTCTATATTGTCCAAATAGGTAAAATTCTGGCTGTATGCCTGTGGGGTTAACCATCCTCTGAACACCGTCTTATCAGTATCATCATATAACTTAACAGAAACATCTCTGGCCCCTATAGAATACAAATCAAAATACCATTCATAAGAAACCAACTCTATAGACAAACTTCTGCTCTTTATAGGATCAAAAATCTTGCTTGAATCTGTAACCAAAATAACCGGGGTCCCACCTAAATCAACATTCTTGTCTTCTCCGGCTACCCCTATGGCGTTAATTTCTAAATAATATTTATGTCCGTTCGCTGAACTGAACTCACTATATAAAACCATTATATTCTGCTGCTCTTTTTATTATAATTATTCAATACACCAACCAACTCAGTGCCCTTAATCTTAAACTCTACCTGTCCTCCAATATTATTGTCAAAATCTGTATTGTCGATAACATATGGCGTGTTAAGCTCCTTATAAAGTGCATCCTGCTGGGCTGTATTAAGTATTAATTCACCTGAATTTAACCTTGCTAAAATCTTATCGCCTGTATAAGAATTTCCTCCAACAACACCACCTGTAGCATATCCTTGAACTGTACTCAACATTCCAATAATCGCCGCCATAATAGTCGCTATCGCCGCTATCGCTAAAATAGGTCCAACATATGGTACACTTGCTACTGAACTTGCTCCTTCGGCCGCTGCCGCGCCGCCCGCTGTTGCAGCTAATGTAACATTAGCTCCCGCTTCAGCTGTCTTTGTGGCTATCGCCGCTGCTTCTGCCGTGGTCTCCTGAATAGTCGCCTGGGCTGTCCTGTTCTTTGCCTGGGCTACCATCTCCTGAACAGTGCTCATAACACCCAATAATGTAGAAACAGTGCTTATAACTGTCTCTCCATAACTCATAACACTCCAAAACTTATCCCATTCGCTTGCATTAGGATCCTCCATCTTCTCTATCATATTCTTATATGAATTTCCTAATGTCTCTATGGCTTTAATCGGGGTCGTTATGGTATTAGTAAATTTATCCCATTCGCGCTGTATTCCTTCAATATTGTTTATGTCAATACTGATAGGTATCTTTAATCCTAACTTTGTAAATTCCTTCTTTAGGTCGTTAATCATGGCCTGGCCTTCGTCGCTCGTGTATAACCCAATCTCAACACCTTTCTTGATATTATTTACACTGTTAAGTAAATTATTGTATTCCTCTAATTTAGACTTGGATCCTTCTATCGCCGCGGTAATCTCTTCTTGCTTCTTCTTCCACTTCTCTAGCTCTACTAAAAGTTCCTTAAACTTCTCAGTATCAGGTACTGTCTTTGCCAATTCGTTCTGTAATTCCTGAACTTTCTTATTAGCTTCGTCCAAACTACCTTCAACTATTTCGTCTGTACCGTTAATAATCTCCTGAATCTCCTTCTGTCTCTTGCTCCATATCTGTAATAATGATAAAGTATCATTGAATCCTTCATCATCCGGGCTCATATTATTCAAATCTTCCGTTAAGCTCTTTACAAAATATGTCGCTTCGGCCAATGATCCTTTAACCAATTTATCTAACTCGCTCTGTGTCTTGCTCGTCTCTTCAGATAAATTATATAATTTCTTAAGCTCTTCTAATTTGGCCTTCCATTCTTCTAACTGGGCTTTCGTCTCCTCAAATTTTGAATTATTCGGGGCCATCGCGTTAAGTAAATTCTGTAGCTCATTAACTTTATCCTGTGCTTCTTTTAAACTACCTGTATCGGCCTTTATATCTAAATTAGTGGTAATGTTATTGCCGCCGTTGCCGCCGGCTTTCTTAATACCATATTTTGCCAATATCGCGTCAAATTCTGCATTCGCCGCGTCCATTTCCTCCTGAAATACCTTGTTGCTGTCTAAAAGTTGCTGGTAAATCTTTTCTCTCTGCTTCTCTATCCACTCAGCATTCAATTTATCCGCGCCTTCCTGATTTAATGTAACATAATCCTGGCCCATATGCCTGTCGGTCTGTCCTAACTCCCACGGTTTATGGTTGCCGATCATATTGCTCTGTAGTATCTGGCCCGGCTTAAATTTCTGCTCTCCTTTCCTTAATCTTTCAATACTTTCGCCATATTCTTCCCAATTCTTCTGAATAAGTGTAAACATCGCTGCCGCCCTGGCCCTCTGTATCACGGCCTGCTCAAAAGCATCGGCGTTATTGATAAATACATTATCAGCATCGTTAATACTGGTCAATGAAATACCCAATTCATCAAAAGCTTGTTTATTGTCTTTGATGAATTGTGTTTTCTGTAATGAACTCTGTAACTCTGAATATTTCTTCCTTAATTGCTGGAAACTTCCCTGTACCTTACCGGCCGCTGTTCCAACAGTCGTTGCATAATCGTTTAACTTTCTTTCGTTTTCCTCAAGAATCTTCTGATTTTCTTCTTCGGCCTGTTTTGCTTCTTTGCTCTTCTTAGCAAAGAATAAAAGTGCCCCGCCCACGGCTATAAGTGCGCTGGCCAATAATACATATGGATTTGCTTTAGCTACTAAATTAAAAGCTTTCTGTGCTATGGTCGCCCTTGCTGTCGCTGCCGCTTCAATGTCTTTGGCCTTCGCTAAAGCTGCTGTCTGTAATGTATTGATTTTCAACATTAAAGAAGATTGCCTCTGTAGTGCGTTGCCAATTCTGATAATACCTTGAGTGGCGCTCTCCACGGCCTTCAATTTTGATAAAGCTTTCACTAACTCGTCGGTGTTCTTACCTGAAATCAAACCTATAGTAGCAAATGCCTGTAATGATCCGGTAACCAACTGAATACCTTGTCTTGCGGCGTCCCAATTGGCCGTGTCGCTGGCCAAATTCTTGATTGCCGCCTGGCTGTCCATTATCGCGTCCTTATACTCGCCGGCCTTCTTCTTAAGTTCTTCAATTCTCTGTATAGTTGCCCTGCCCAAATCACTGTTCTGCATCTCTGAACTCATTTGCCTATATTGAATAGTCAAATCAGAAATGTCCTTCGTCATTTGAGATAACTGTCTTCTGTAATTAGTAACTGATCTTTCGGCCCCTGATAATTTACCTATTTCCTTAAGTAAATCTTTAGTGCTCATGGCGCCCTTGTCGCCCATCTGTTTTATAGAATCACCGGCCTTTTTACTAGCATCATCAAACTTCTCAACCTTACCGGTCGCTTCGTCCATCTCTCGGTTAAACCCACCCGCGTCTAATACTAGTTCTTCTTTTAATTGACTCATTAAAAAATATTACATATATTTTTCCTCCACCACTTTTACATTCTTTAACATTTCCTCCATACTCTTCTGAATCTTCTTCGTCTTTTCCTTCTCTTCTTTGCTCAATATTGTACCTTCGTCCCAAGGTAATTCCAATACTTCCTGTACCTTTATCTTATTTCCTCCCTTTATCCAAGGATTGCTGTTATACATATTCCATATTGAATACCTTGTATAACTCCTGTAAATAATATCGGTCCATTTAATATTCTCTGAACATAAATAAGCTTCAGAAATACTCATTTCGTGCATGAAATACTCAAAACTAACCACCCTGTATTCAAATACCAACGTCTTAAGTAATTCATGCGCCCATAGCTTCTTTTTCTTCAATTCGGCTGAAAAACTACTCTGTTCTAACTTTTTTTTTCCGCGTCCGCTTCCTTTTTGGTCAATACATTCTCCATATTCATGTATTTTCCAATAAATTCAGAAATCTCTACATACTTATATGGATCATCATTCATCCATTCGGTAAAATCTTCATAGCTCAACCAATTATCTGATTGCCATCCTTTCTTTGAACATAATACAGTAAAATACTCAAAAGAAATAGTCTTTGCCAAATCATTAGAAACACCTAAACTTTCGCCCCATTTCTTCTCATATTCAATAAATGCGTCAAAAGTAAATCTTAACTCAACCTCTGTATCATTGATCTTAACCTTCATATATTCCTATATTAATAAATTTATACTATAATATAGAAAAAACCACTATATAATTTTAATTATATAGTGGTAACTCATAACTGATTGATATTCAGCTTATTTTATGATGCTGTGAAATAAGCTTTACTAAGTAATCCATCACCTGTTAAGGTAACTGAATAATTAGCAAAATCACCGTTGCTGGCTGTCTGCTGAATATCTGTGCAATATACATAACCTGTTAAAGCATATGAAGTTGGCTCAATATCTCTGTTGCCATCAACTCCGTTATTAACCTCTGTCTGCATACCATAAGAAGTGTTGTTCTGGTCTGGGCCGCCTTCATAACCCTTTCTGATACCATACCAAACTTTCTTTCTTTCGGCGCTGTTCTGCCAATCAACAAATTTCATATACTCATCAACATCTAAAGTGTGTTCTGTAGTGATATTCCATGTCATTCTGCCTGGCTTCTGTGCTCCATATTTAGAAGTATCTTTATCAGAAACATCCTGCATCTCTGTAGAAATACTAAGTGTAGAATTTGTACCAAAAGCAAAACTCTTACCGTCTGCATCAAATACCATACAGTCATGTCCTTGAATTCTTGTTCTTGCCATAATACGTATTATATTTATTTATATTTGTAACTTATTGATTTTCAATATTTCTTGGGGCTTCTACTAAGCTCTCAAAATTCAGGTCCTGCTCAAAAGAATCATATATCCAATTTTCGCCGGCTCCTGTGAATTTAATTCTGCTCAACCTTAAGTTCTCGTCTTCCAAACTATATCCTTCTAATCTGAATCTGATCGCGTCGGCTATATCCATCGCTTCTTCATACTTATTAGAATAAATCTTTATGTTAAAAGAAACTATATCTCCCGCAAAATCCTTATTACCGTTCTCGCTCTTACATCCCGTTCTCCTTATAATACAATAAGGAAATGTCATTTCCTGCTCCGGGATCAAAAGAAATATGTTCTTTTCATCTATCAAACTTGTAATATTCTCATCCTTAACCAATGTCTCGTGAATCAAATATGTCGTCTTTAAACTGTGCTGTCTCATATATATCCTTTAACTATTGCTGTTTATTTTTTCTATTGCTTCGTCAATCGCTTCTATAAATATTATTTCAGCATCAACTGAATCTTTTGCGTCCCTGAAATACCATCTTGGACTAATCGCTCCAATCTTTCTCGGGGTCTTCAAACTTTTACCCTTCTGGGTCCTAACCTCTCTTTCTTTTGTACCTTTTTCTAAAAATCTGAATCTGTATCCCTGGCTCTTACCGTGTATAGGTCCCATTACATGTACCTTTATAGAAACAGAATCTTCATCATACCAATCCTGAATTTTACTTACCCTTGGGGCGTCCAAAATACTGTCTGCCTGTGTATATTCATTATCAGGATCATTATTATATGTCTTAATACCCGCTCTGGCGTTCTCTACCGTCTTCTTTTTTATTGTAGTGGCGGCTTTCTTCAACCCTTTCTTTATGGCCTTGTCCATCTCATATCCGGTCAATTCCCTGAATTTTTCCCACATTTCTGTAACATTTGTCTCTAATCCGCTGGCCATAATTTCTAAAATATTTTAATAATTATTCTTGTACTATTTCAGTATCAACAACTATCTGCTGCATAGCTTTATCCCTGTCAATACTCAATACCCTCCAATTTTTATCCTCGTAAAATATCCAATCGTCTTCAGTAATAGGAACATATAACCTAATTACAAATGTTTTATTATAAGGAAACTGAATATTATCGTTAATAACACTCCTTGATCCGCTCTTATGAATAACTTTCGCCCTTGTAGTGTATTTTAAAGTCTTTTCTTCTGTAATAATACCTCTGTCGTCCTTAGTCTTGACAAAAGAATAAATATCTATCTTTTCATTCAACAAACCTGCAAACATAACTTATTGAAATACATATATTTATAAATAATTATTCGTTTTTGTCATATTTCCTCCATAAATCGCAAATCAAATCAAAACTCTGTGGAACTGCTGTATAATTAACAGAAGAAACACTTTCTCTCTGTGCATACATGCTGCCAACCCATAAAAGAATGGCGTGTTTTAAACCTGCCGGTAAATAGCTGTTTTCGTCTAAAGTATCCTCTAAATTCCTGTTTATGTAATTGGCCACAACTTCTTCGCCCGCCGCTTCCAAACTCGTTAAATAAGTATCATCGTCGGTAAAAGCTGAATCGATATTCAAATGTTTTTTAAGCTCTGTTAAAGTCAAATACATATAAATAATTTCTAAATTTTTTTTAAAAATGGGCCGGCCTGTATAATCAAACCGGCCCGTGATAAAGAATATATAGAGGTGGGTATTTTACTACCCAAGTGCTTGATTATTTAGTAATTAAGCTTCAGGATCAGTAACTTCTGCAACTGCAAGTGCGTCTGTTCTAGCAAGCTTAGCATCCCAATAACCGTTAATTACAATACCAACAAGATTATCTTTAGCAAGCTGGAAATCTTCATAGAACTGGAATGTCATATCGCCCCAGAAACCAATTAAAAGATTGCTCCAATCTGCAAGAAGAATCTGATTTGGCTCAATAGAACTGGTAACAACTGTAGAAATACCGTCAACATTACCGTTTTCTTCAATCATACCTGTAGCATTTGTGCCCTTGATGGTGCTCTTTGCCCAAGCTTCTGCTCTAGGTGAAATAGCAAAACTTACGTTCTTGAACTTCTTCTCTCTAAGATCTGCTTCAAAATCAACAAGATCCTTATATGTCCAAACTTCTTCAGGTGTTTTACCGTAAAGTAAACCTGCTGGTGCTTTTTCTGTAGCTGCATCGTCGCTTAAAAGTGTCTCTTCAATGGTGTCCCAAATCTGCATAGAAAGGTCTCTTACAATAGCATCCTGTGCTGCTGGAACTGCCTGAAGTAAAAATTGTTTAGAAATCGTGCAAAATGCGGAAATCCTATGTGGTGCCATTGAAATATTGCTGAAAGATCCGGTTGCCTGTGGGGCTGTCTCGTTTTCTGCAACATGTGCTGCCTTATTACCTCTAGCATATACAGGAATCTGTGGGTTGCCAACTAAACCACTCATAACTCTAACTGGTAATTTACCAAAAAGATAGTCTTCTCTAAGTGGCATGATTACTTCATTAAGTAAATCAACTGGAACAACGTCAGATCCTTCATCTGCAACTGAAAAAGCTCTAGTAACTTTGATATTATCCTTCTGTCCTGCCTTATAAGCTTCAGAAAGACTTCTGATTATGAAATCATTTTTTTCCATATTTCTATCTATAGATATTTTTTTATTTGTGTTAATTTCTAATTCTCTGTTAAGTTTATCCTGCTCAGCATCTAAATTCCTGATTTCCAATTCATTAGCTTCAAATTCAGCATTTTCTTCTGCTGTTAATTCTCTAACCTCTGATTTAGCTCCTGAAATTATATCAGCATTTCTCTTAACTAACTGATTTTTCTTATCTAAAATTTCAATACTAGTCATGATTTTAGATTATATATTTTTATAAAATTCTTTTAATTTTTCATCTAACTTATTGATTATAAGCTCTCTTTTAGCTTCTTCATCATCTTCTTTATTCTCTTCCGGATCCTTTTCCTCTTCTTTTTCCTTCTCTTTTTCTTCTTCAGGATCCTGTTCTCTTACTTCTTCCTTCTCTTTTTCCTTCTCTTCTTCGTCAACTTCTTTCTTTATCTCTTCAAACTCCTCTTTTGCTTCGTCCTCTGAACGTGCAAAAACATTAGTCTCTCCATAAGCTCCTCTCACGACAATACTTGTGTCTAACAAAACATCAATCTTATTGATTACCTGAACATATTCTCCGTCTTCTTTATATCTCTTGATATTATCTTTTGATATTAAGCAAGCAAAGCTGCATTCAGTGTAATTTCTCTGTCTTACATGATAAAGAATCTCGTCTCCCAACTGTGTATCCGGCGCGTCAAAACTGAAATATAAACCGTCTTCTCTCAATTCTAAGCTCAATGTGCCCTGTCCTTTGGTATATCTGGCCAACATTCTCTCATTGTTATGGTCCACATTCATTATTACATCACTGTTAAGCAAAAGCTCCTGTGTTATTGCTCCGGGGTCAATTCTTTCTATAAAACCTCCTAAATTCTTAGAAAAACTGTCAAATACTATAGCTCTTCCTTCAATTCTTCTTGAACTTTCGTCCTCATTTCTTGAAATTAAACCTATGGATCTGTATATCTTATTGCTCATTTTCTGAATCTTCATCTTTTTCTTCCCATTCTTCTATCATCAACTTCTCCTTACCGTCTCCGTCAATAATATAAGTGTATGTTTTACAATTAGTTATCTTCTCTGGATAAAAAATTTCTCCGTCTGAATACTTTATATCAGCAAAACTAACTGTCTTGATTATCTTCTTTTTGCTCATCTTCTTCCTGCTTCTGATTATTCTCCTCCTCTTCTTTATCAACCTTATTGTCATTGATATTCGTATAAGGAATAATCAAATCATCGGCGCCTTCGCGCGGTCCAAATCCCATCGCTTCACGTGCTTCGTTAATACTGATTAAACCGTTCTTAACCAAATTCGTATAATAATTGGCCGTACTGTTCTTATCAGCAAACATTATCTTGTCCTCATCAAAATCAATATAGAAACTGTTCTTTTCACTCGGTAAAACCAGCTTGTTATTGAACTCTTCCTCTATCAACCTCAACCAAGGTAAAAGTGTATGAATAATAAGGTCCATCTGGGCGCTCTCGATATTACCGTATGCCGCGCCGGCCTTAATACCAAGCAAAACCGGGCTGATATTTAAGTATCTGCAAATCTCTAAAACATTATACTCTCTGGACTGTAATAATTGAGAATCATTGGCGTTATTCGCAACCTGCTGGTAACTAAGGTCATAACCTAAAACTCCAACATTATTCGCCTTTCCGCTGTTAAATGCCGCGTGCCAATCGGCCAAAATTTCCTCTTTCGCCTTTGGATTAAGTGGCTTCGTGCTCGTCAATACTCCTGAAACATTACATCCTGAATCAAAGAAATCCTTCGCTGTAGAATCTGTACTCTTCGCCAAATCAAATATTTTGGCTCCTATCTTACCTAAAGAAATACCCCTTATACCGTCTAATGAATCTTTCCTTATATGTATCATATTAACCGGCTCGATTTTCTTGCCGCTCATTATAGTATCAATATAATACAACTTCTGTGTTAAGTTATTATACTCTATTGAAACGGCTCCGTGGGGTCTGTAAATAAGCTGTACCGGCTTCCCGTCCTTGCCCCTCTTTATATAAGCATATCCGTTACCGTATCTATAAGCATCAGAAACCAACCCTTTTATCAATAAGAATCTAGGAACATTCATATTACTGAAGATATTCAATAACTCATGTCCCTTTATTACCTTATTGTCATCAACACTCTTTACAGTAATCGGCACTGCTGCTAAGCTATTGGTAATCAATTCAATACCTCCGTAAAATGCTGATAAGCAATTATTGTCCTGATTGATTATTCTGGCTAAGTCAAAAGACAAACCTAGTGGAAAATTAAATGAATCTGTTCTAACTTCTTGATTCTCAACTACTTGTGTATCTCTTTGAACTTTTTGTGCTCTATTGAAAATACCCATCCTGAATATATAGAATATATTATATATTAATATAGAAACAGTAAATTTTTACTGTAAAACGATAAAACTATCAATTATCAGTAAAAATTTACTGTAAAACGATAAATAGAATATAAAAAAAAAGATGATGAAATAATCATCATCTTCTAATATCTTAACTCATAATTCCTATATCGGCTTCCCCTCCGTCGGCCAACCAATTACCTATGGCCTGCAACATCGTAATAACACTGTCTACCTTCTGCTGTGGATCCGCGGGCTTCTTCGGCTTCCTCAACCCGGTGCTGTTCGTATACATATCTACATTCTGGAAATTCCATCTGGTAATAGGATTGTCGTCTATAACTACCAAATCTTTCCTCAACAGTATCTCAAAGGTCTGAACTACCTTATTGAAATTACCCAAACTTTGGCTGAACGGGGCGCACGGTACTCCGGCCTGCTCGGCCTTAACTATCATGAACACTGATTGAAAACTGTCATAAGATAAATTATTGTACCTGCAGTAATTTAGGTGCTCCAATATCTCGTCCAACAGATACTGGTAATCTGTCGTATCGCCCGGGGTAACCTCCAAATAACCCTTATCTTTCCATCCCCTGTACTTCAACCAATTCTTGCTGTCCTTCAAACATTGCTCCGGTAAATAGAAGAAATTCTTAAAAATGAACTTATCGGGGTGAAACTCCCTGTATTTATCGGGCGGCATCATCAACGTATATGCTGTTAAATCGCTCGTATATGCCAAGTCTATACTACCATAAACTGATTGATTCTCAAATAGTTCTATAGGTACTTTCTCCATCGCCTGGACTATCTTCTCGTCCTGTAACCATACACAACTACTTGATACCCATTGATTTAAGTTCTTTGTCCTAACGTCTATCTCGTCTCCCGGCGTGTTCTTGGCGTGAACTATCCTGGACTCCATAAACTCCGGCGTAACGATATTAGGTAAACTGGGCACCGCCTTCGGCCAAACCTTCGGATCATGCCACTCGTCCTCGGCGTCCAACTCGTATATAAATGGCCATAAAGTATCGTCCTCCTTCAAACCTTTAAGTATCTCTATCGCCGTATCGTGATATTCCTTACATGGTCCTCCTAAATTAAACCCCGCCGTGGTAATATATATCATCATCGGCTGCCTTCTCATTCCCATACCTGAAACCATAACATTAGGTATTGTATTGTCGTCCATCGCGTGGTACTCGTCTATAATCGCAAAATGTGGATTGAAACCGTCTCCTAACTTTGCTTTCGGGCTCAAACACTTAATGAAACTTTTCTTCGGTAAAAATGAAATATTGCTATGTATTATCTTGAATATATTACCTTTGTTTATTCCTTCTACATAATTCTTAACATATGTGAAGTCCTGCTGGGTCTGGCTGTTGCTAGGTGAACATAAATAAACCTGGGCGGCCATCTCATTATCTGCTATAATTCCGTATAGACTAAGCGCCGCCGCAAAACTGGACTTCCCGCATTTTCTTGCTATCTGTATATATGCCGATCTGCAAACCCTTAAATCATTCTTCTTCCAAATTAAACCAAATATACAATATACAATGAACTTCTGCCACTCCTCTAAAACAAAACTCTGTCCTGTAAATGGACTTTCTGTGTGCTTAAGCTTTAATATAAAATTAACCGGCCTATCCGCCCTTTCAGTATCAAAATAAACGTCGTCCCTTTTCAAAAACTTAAGAAAACGTTCTGCTACTAACTTTATGGACTTGCCGGTAACAATTTCTTCATTTATAACTTTATTGGCGTAATCAGTATATATATCAGGTATATTTTCAAAATTACATTTCAAAATATTTTAATATATATATTTTTATTCTCCTGTCAAATCGTCTACATATTCCTCCAATAATCTTTCAGATTTATTGCTGGTCTTCTCCAACCTGCTCTGTGAAATAGGATTCAAACCAAACTGATTCATAATTTTCAGCGCCGCCTGCTGGGCCGTATTGAAAACCTGCACGGCTCCTGATTTTCTGTCCAAATTATTTTGGTCTTTGTGGTGAAAACCTCTTTCATCAAAATCTTTTTTGGCCAATAACATAATGTCCAAATTCATCGCCAACGTATCTAGACTAACTAAATAATGCTCGTAAATGGCGCCGTATTTTTCCATCAAAAGATCATAAATATATTTCATATATTCCTGGATCTCTTTTGAATATTTTGTATATCTTTGTAAAAATACTTTCTCTTTCATAGAAAATCTGTATTATTTTTATTTTATCGTTTCTCGATAAAAAATTATTCCAAATCAATAACGAAATCATGAAATTCTGCTTCTCTTCATAAGAAGAAACCCAGGGGCGCTATTTTGGACTCCGAGGGCGTTTTTAAAAACAGGGGCCCGGGGTATAACTAATTGATAACCAATCATATATACACGGGTCTAAACAGAATCCCAATCTCTCACAACTTGCTTGAATATATAATCCCACAACTCATTAAAATCTTCACACCTTTCCTCATATGCTATAACTTCCTTACCACTGTCCTTGTCATTAGGTATAATATACTTTCCTTTAATTACCGGTCTTTTGTATCTGTATTCTTTCATGTATTCTCTTCTCTTCTTCCTACACTCTTCTAAAGAATCCACCATACTTACTCTTTATGTATTTGTATAATATAGATAACAAAAACAAACCGCTTAACAACCATAATATACTTTCATAAAACGGATGAACTTTTACTTTCTTCTCAACCTCAACCGGTATAGGTATTTCTTTAGTAACAATACTGTCTCTGTATTCAATCCTGTCTTTGTATATATACTTGTACTCAACTCCTTCCTTATTCTCTATCTTACCTCTTAATACATGATGAACTGTATCTACATAAGCTTCTGCTTTTGCTTTGCTTGTCTCTAACTTCAACGTATCATACTCTGGTACTATGTCCTTAATAACTTCCTTAGGTATATAAACAACAGAATCAATGGTATTAACAACCACTGAATCTCTAATATTTATTTGGTCATGTACTGGTATTTGATGAAATAAGGAACATGATGAAACCACGCTCAGTAGAAATAGTATAGATATAAAAAATGTAATGAAATTAGCTGGATGAATTTTACTCATCATGTTCCTTATTGAAATAAATATAAATATATGATAATTAAATAATGAAAAAATATGAATGAATTAGTTTATTATGGATAAAGTTTAATCAGTATAACACACTATGTCGCCTTTGTAATAATCTCTATTATATGCTCTTAATCTTTCTATGTTCTTCTTCCTGTATTCTTCCATGTACTTCTTAAAATACTCCTTGTGCTCTTCTCTGTATCTTTTCTGATATTCTTTTACTTTTTCGCTCTTTCCGTATTCCCTATGGTATTCATTATAATACTTTCTTTCTTCTTCCGTCATTATCTTTGTACTTTTACCCATCTCTGTATAAAATGTTTATCTATATATAATATAGAAACATATATAATTATTTTTCATGCTTTCTTAATTTGAATGTCAACTGCTCAATCCATGCTTTGTCCAACATATTTATCTGTTTATATGTCTCCAAACAATCTTTATAATGTCTAATGTCCTTTATCAAACCTGCAATCAAATCATATATAGTATCTGGGTTTTCCTTGATGAAATCGGTATCTATAACCTCCAATAACTTGTCAAATCTGTTTTCCATATCTTTTGTCTTATATTTTAACTAATAATAAGCATTTTTATTCTCCTCGGTAAAAATTATAATACCGCTTGTCCAACTCATAATTCAACCACTTAAAGAAACGTCTTCTTTCCTTCCTGTCACCCAATATTTCTTCATCAGGAAAACCAAAAAATCTCCTGTTAAATTTGTATCTCTTCAGATAATCTTCTAAAACTCCCATAACGGCTCCTAAAACCTCCATATTTTGATTTAAACGAAAAATCTAATAAAACCCTTATCTTTTATTTTTGGGTTCAACGTGGGTCAAATATGGACATCATAACACTCATATATTAATTTAATATAGAAACTATATATAAAAATAATCAGGTCATACATCACTGCATGGCCTGATCCCCAAATATATTTTACTAAAATATAGAAATGATTCTCTTTGATATTTACATATCGATATTAATATAGATATTAGTTAAATAAGCTTTCATATTTTTTTAGTTAAACATCAAATCATAAACACTAGTGCTATTCCAACCGTCATAAATACCCCTGAAATAACCGTTAATAGTATTATAATAAAACTCATAACCTTTACCGTTCTTATGAACACCATTCATAACAATCATGCCATTATCAAGCTCCTCTTCAGAAACAATCTCTTTCAAATCAGTAAAGTTTTTAACAATATATTCCTTAAGCATCTGCTTTACAGTCTTAACTTCTTTATTGATAACCAGCATAATCTTGTTTTTTTAATGTTTAACTTAATCACTTACATTAATAATATAGAAACAAATAAAAATAATTCAGAAAAATAATGAAATATTTATCACTTTTTTTAACTGTATCCATGTGCTGCATTATATTCTTCATCATCCAGCTCTGAACATCCCGTCAATCTGTATTTGTTTATTTTGTCATGAACACCGTAATGACACTTCTTACATAAAGTGATAACATTATTCGGGTTCCTAAGCAATCTGTACTTAATATCTTCCGTCCTTCCGCTATCCCAAGGTATAATATGATGGACATGTTCTCCGGCGCTCGTCCTGCCGTGCTTCTCACAAATCTCACACACAGGAAAATTCTTAATATGGTTTTCTCTTACCTTCTTCCATACAGGATCGTCGTAATACTTATTTGAATTTGAATACAAATTAATATTCTTCGTCCTGTCATACATCCTTATCCCTTTCCTGTTCCTCGTCGCCATATCAGCTATAAAGTTTATTTGCTTCTATCGATAAAACAGCCTTACCCGTCAATCTGTGTATTTCTTTGGCCTGATGGTCATCACTCTCCACAAACAGCATCATATAAGGTACTGACTGATAAACCGCGGCCTTGAACTGCTCAGGTAATACACCTGTCTTATTCCTTTCATCCCAGGATCCGGCATTGAACATACACATATTATTATACTTAACACCTTGCTCTTTCAGCCATTGCTCGGTAATATCCCTGTATTTATTCAACCTGAATGTTACTATACTTCCTATAGGTACTTTCGGTATATAGAGTGGCGTCGCGTTCTTTATATATTTCTCATACTGCTCGGTATTCCTTTCATCCGGCGGATCCAAACACAAAACACCGTCTATATCATACATACATCTCTGCATGATAAAATCATAATGATGAAATATATTCCACTCGTATAAAACTATATTTTTAAAATTATTTGTAAATCCTCTCACATCCTCCAACCAGAAATCCAAATTATCTCCTCCAGGTCCTTCTAAATAACATACACCGTAAATAAAATTGTACTCAAATTGCTTCAGCTTGTCTTTGGCGCCCTTTATACTGTCCCCTGAAAAACATGTATCGTCCACTACCAATACATTCTTAGTATCCTTCTTCTCTATTAAGGTCAATCTGTTACCACCGGTCGGCATACAGCCTTTACAAAAACTGTCAATATCGATAACCGGTACATTTATGTATTCAGCTATAATACTGGCCGCTATCATCCCGGATCTAGGTATCCCAATGATAAAATCTATATCATGTCTTATCTTATAAACATTTTTCCTTATATCCTTAGATAAATCACTTAGTGTTATGTACTTCATACTTATTTCTTTATATATTTCAAAAACCAATTTTTACCATATTTATTATTGGCCATTCCAACCCATTTTCTTATCAAATCATCATCTATTCCGCTTGCATTACATTCATTCCATTTCTTTCTTATTTTATCAATACTGTCATTATAATCAACATTATTGCTTGCTTTAAAGAATAACTCTTCTCCATTATCAAAATTCTTCAATTCACATCCCAAATAATACCAGCTATTATAACTAGTCGCATGATAACCGTCATTAATAAGTAATTCCATCGCTTTATTTGTTATGTAATTCCAATCTAAACCGTCTTCTATATTATTATAATTCTTTAAATTATAATCATATAAACTACCGTCTACACACTTTTTATCTTCTACCTTCCCTATATATCTTAATCTCCATTCATCCACCTCGTCCTTTATCCATTCGTCTATATCCTCATTATATGATAAAATTCTGGCCCTTACTAAACTCGCCGCGTTCTTATCTACATTAATATTGAACTTCTTCTTCCATAAATCCATTATATACATATAATAATCCTTCGTATATACAGTATCTTCAATAGGTATAATACAATAATATCCATGTCCAGAAACTGATTTTAGACAACTGAATACATAAGGTAATTCAAATATCTGTCTTCTTATTTCCCAAATATCAATACTTTCATTATCCTTTTCATCTATATCTATTGTCATAAGCCCAGATCCATGTTTAGGTATATCATGAATAGGAAACCTACCAATATTATATTCATTCAAATCAAATACACCTGAAATATAATATCTAGGTACTAATTCTTTCGCGTCGTGCTGCTCTTTACTATGATAAACCATGTTCTGTACTTCAATCAACTGACTCTTTATAATAACAGGTAAATCATATAATACAGCCTTAAGTGGTAATATCATTCCTACAGGATCACCCACGCCCCATTCATTTTTTTCATATCCATTGCTTGTCTTAATACATGTAACTTGTCTTTGTAAAATATCAATTTTATTTAATCTATTCATAATCAATCATTTATATATTTTTATACTTTTACTTTTTACTTACTTACTTTCATTTACTTCACTTTTCTATTCTTTTTTTCTTTTCTTTTTTCTTTTTTTATTTATTTATATATATAATATATAAGTAAAGTAAGTAAAGTAAGTAAAAAGTAAGTCTGGAGTATATAGAATCAGCATTTTTGTTTACTTTCGTTGTTTACCTTGAAAAATGCTAAGTAAAATATTATTTTTTATCTGTCAATTTTAATTACAGTCAAAAGTTTCTGGTATATCCAATACCTTGTTTTCTTTTCAACATTAAACCCTTGATTATAAAGTATTTGTATTATTCTATCAGTGCCCCTGTTATAGTCCTTATCGTTTAAATAGTTAATTATCCAAGCAGCCGGTATAACTTTTATATATTCCCACTGGGATCCTATCATTTCACTGGACAATTCATCGCATTTATCATTAAAAGTATTTGATTTAACACATTTCTTGAAATGTTCTTCAGAGTCAAACATTCCATTCACTATAGGATACTTTCTGTTAAATATATTTACAATAGTTTCAACAGTAGGATCACTGCCTGCTTTCTTGAACTGTTTCTGTAATTTCTTTTCCTCTTCTTTCAATTCCTTTTCCCATATCCATAGTTTCTGGTCAGGATCTTCATTATACAAATAATAAGCTTCAGCAAATAGTTGTTCCTTTATTTCATCAGGTATATCAAATTCATCAGATTTAGGATCAACCATAACTATCCAAAACCTTCTTTCATCAAAAGAGGAGTCGTCTACCAATATATCAAACATATTCGTACTGGCGCCCAACACATAAGTAATTTTATATTGATTATCATGTTTCCATTTAAGCGCGGCCGTTCTTTCCTGAGTAGTAATAAATGATTTAATTTTTCCAAGGTCCCCTTTATTACATATATCGTCAAAGTCGTCAAAAGTCAATATGTATTTTCCTAAACTTGAATAAACCACGTCATTTATATTCTTAAGGTCATCCGGGGCTTCCGCATAATATGTTTCGTCATTTATAGTTCCCAACCATGTAAACAGAGTCGTTTTCTTTTTTCCTTGTAATCCCGCCAAAATTAACATAGAGTCAAATTTGGCCCCCGGCACCATTATTCTTTTAATAAGTGCAATCATCCATCTTTTGAAATAAACCCTATTGAGCGGGCTATCTTCAGCGCCGTACCAATCTATCAGAAATGTTTCCAACCTTTCTTCCCCGTCCCAAGGTATACTGTTTAACCATTCCTTAACCGGGTGGTAACTGTTTCTGTTAAGCGTTTCCTGTATAGATTCCTCTATATCTTTTCGCGGGCACCATTCATTGAAATTCCTTTTAAAGAAATTATGTATTTCGGCCGGTTGCTTGTCCCAATCAAACCTTTTACCGTTAAATTCATCTTTCTGGGTAAATTCATTATATCTGAACGAGTTTAACAGCGGGTGGTATTTGAAAAGATTATCGAGATTTTTCTGTATATGTAATATGTTTTCCAATCCGCCTGAGTATTTGTTAATTGAAATAACCTTATACTTGTTTTCTTCAATATTTATACAGTAATATTGTTTATCAACCGGCTTCCATTCAATATATTTCATCCATTCCTCCCTTGAAATGAACTTATTATATTGATTATTTGAGATTTCTAGTTTTTTGTCATATTCCTCTTTTGAAATAACCTTTAAACCCTTATCATGTAATTCATCAAAAGTCAATAACATTCCTTCATATATATTCTTATCCATTAAAAATTATTAATATATTTTTATATCTTATTGAATATCAGCAAAATAGTCAATATTCTGGTTATATTTATCGCAATCTACATAGAGTAACCTGCCGTCATAGTTCTTCAATCTATACAATAAACCGTATTTATTAATATAGATCACATCAATAACATAATACTTTCTTTCTTCTTTCATAATTCATTTCTATATCTTTTATATAATAATAGTATTATTTCTACAAAAAATTCATTATTTTTGCTTAATAATAGGAATTTAGTTTTTAAAATTTTTTAGTAATGAAACTTCACATAGATTCAGAGGTAAACCCATGGCCCTATGGCCACTTAGAACTTAACAAAATCATCGTCAAACCATGTGAGCTTTCAGTTTTTTATTTTGACCACAAGAAATACAAGCTTTTTGAAGAATATAAAGGAGAGCTTTATGGTATTTCAGTAATATATTATGATTATGATCACCCCGCCATTCCGGGTGATGGGGCGGATCCGAATAAAAAGTATCCATCATTACTTCATGAGAGATATCTGTGGTATTCAAATGATCCGGCCGATAAATCATTGCCTAAAAGTAAAAGGTATATACATCAGATTAAGTTGCTTCAATTTGAGGTAAAGCAGTTCTTTGAGAGGTCTTCAATACCCGAATTCAGAGAAACTATGTCCGGGTGGACTACCGTTGCCTTATCTCATTGCCAGCAAATACCTTAAAAATAAATTTGGATAAGCCGAAAATTATCCTTATTTTTGTCATGTAGGTCCGGCCGAGAGGTCCGGCCTACCCGAGTTTTTCAAAATATATTTATGATTTACCCGGGATCCGTGGTCATCCGAAAGACCACGGATCATTTTTTATACTGAGTGGTATGGATATTTTTGTAGTTTTAGAATGTGAAAAATAATGATTATATCCAAAATTATTATTATCTTTGTCCAAACCAACAACATTGAGTTATGTTTAAGATAATAGTTTTCAGCCGGGTATCTACTGAGAAACAGGATCTGGATCAGCAAACAGAAACTCTTATAAACTATTGTAAATCAATAGGTTATAAAGACGATGAAATCTATGTTATACAGGTTAAAGAATCAGCCATCAAGCTGAGTGAAGAAGAACGTATAGGTCTTCAGCGCCTGAAGGAAGCCGTATTGAAATATAAAGGAATAGATACTGTTATTTGCTGGGAAATAAGTCGCCTTAGTCGCCGGATGGAGCAGATTTATTCAATGAGGACATTCTTCATTGAACATCACATAAGATGGATAGTCTATTACCCGTATATGGAGCTGATAGACAAGGACGGGAAACAGAGTCAGAACGCGAACCTAATGATGGCCATATATTCTACATTTGCAGAGAACGAGATGAACCTGAAGAAGGAGCGGGCGAAACGAGTATATGAATACAGGAAAAGTCTGGGAAAATTTGCCGGCGGTAAGATACTTCTGGGATACAAGGTGGACGACGAGCACAACGTACAGGTAGACAAAGAATCATCAGAGCTGGTAAAGCTTATATTCAATATGTATTCAACCGGCGAATATTCATTCAGGTCACTGGCCAAGGAGCTTAAGTCAAGGGGGTATTTTGAAAATTCTTCAGAGCATGTAATATATGGAAGAATATCAAAATATCTTCATGATGAAAGATATATAGGAAAGGTATTTGGATGGCCGCAAATCATAGATGAAGAACTGTTTTATAAATGTAAAAACATAGCAGAAAAACAGAACATCATACAGAAACCCGTAAATAAACGTGAAATGTTATGTAAAGGATTGATTTTCAGTAAGTTAAGAAAAATATCACTTATTCCTGAACCGGCCAAGCATGTATATCAAACACATCCTGATTATGGTAAGCCGAGCTTAACTATATCGAGCAAATATATAGATAAGTTAATATTAGATTATACACAGGAACAAATAGACAAATATTTTAATGATATGAGAAAGATTGAAGAGGAATGGGCGGCCAGCCAGCAGATATTCTTCAAAAAAATCTCAACCTTCACGAAGAACAGATTGAAGATCCAGGAAAAGTTAAACAGGGCCGAAGAACTCTATATAGACGGGGGTATTACAAAGGAAAGATTGGACAAGAAAACCCGGGATCTGAAATTGGAATTGGCAGAATATACAAGAAATATTGAAGATTTGGACAAGGAATATTCAGAAAGGGAACGGCGCTTTTTCAACCAGAAACCTGTAGTATTATCTGAAGTATCTTTTGAAGAGAAGAGGAAATATGTTAAACAGTTTATAAGCAGAATAGAAATAGAGAAAGAGAAACCACTAGGTAGGAGGTCAAAAGTATATATACATAATATATATGATAATAAAGTATATGTATATTTACTTTATTCTCAAAACAGTAAATATGAAAGGAAAATAAAGAAACCTGAATTATTAGAAGTGATTTAGATTAATATCTCATAAGTAATTGATTATCAATGAAATATAAAATATTATCTTCTTATATACTTTCTTAACCAATATTCTTCTTTATCCTCGTCATATACTTCATATCCAAGTCTTTTGTACCATTCAAATTGCCATTGTCTTTGTTTTTCAACCGAAAGACATACAATATTAAATCCTTCTCTCAAAGTTATTTCTTCAGCTTTTTCTATAATTGCCGTTGCTATACCACAATTCTGTTTACTAGGATGAACAACTAGCCCACTAATAAAACCCCAAGTTGTATCATCTTTAAACTCTAATAAACAATGACCATAACCACCTTCAGAAATTAAATGAATACTTTCTCCCCATTTCCATCTATTCCTTATTTCTATTATCTCCATTTATCTTTTATATATTTTAATTCAAATCATCAAGTCTAACAGAAAGATACTTATAAGGAATTTCTTCTCCATTTTCTTCTACTGTATCATAGTCAGTGCGAATAAGAATATTGTCTCCAAATACCTGAATCAAAGTAATAAGAATAGGATGAAGAGCTTCATCTTCACTCAAGAAGTAATTATTATAATCTCCTTCCTCTTCATAAACCTCATTGTGATCATCATAAGCTTCAATAAAAGTGCAAATCTTGCCTTCAGCGATAGAATCAACTACATGATTGAGAAACTTCTCGTCATTTTCAAACTTAATGATATTTGCCATAATTTCTTTATTTTTAAAGTTTAACATTATCTTTACATTAATATTATAGGAACTTTTTTCAAAAATTCAGGAAAATTTCAAAAAATAATAATTATTTATTATATACCATCAATAAAAAATTATTGTTTTTGAGAAAAAAGGTAGAATGGTCTGTTTTAAATTTTTAATAAATATTTACTATATTAAATAATAAATATATATTGATTTTTTATGGATAATTTTTACCTCTATTTACAGATGATTGCCGAATTATATCCTAAATTATCACCCGCGATGATAAATAAGGATCAGGAAGAACTTGATGATTTATATTTTGATATTAATTCATATCTTAATAAGATGAAGAAGTTAATAGCGAAATATACTAATAATGACAGAAAATATACTTTGTCTGATGAACAAAGAGAATGGCGAAGGATGAATATGTTGAAGAACAGAAGAAAAAAGAAAGAGGACTAAATAAGTCCTCTTTTTTTAGAATTTTTTCTATTCTTGTCTTATTATTACATGCTCTTAGTTTTTACCAGCAGTTTTTGGTTATTGTACCGGTGGCATTTATTTCTTAAGCATCAGTACCGACAATAGCAGCATATCTTTGGCCAGCACCATTAGGATCTTCCCACCAGTTAATAATCAAATTAGCTGTAGTACTACTGTATGTATTATAATCATATGCTGAAATACGATATGTAGTACCTAAATCGTCAGTGAAGTTATAATTTCTTCTTGTTATCCAACCAAAATCTTGTTCACTCCAATAGAATCCACCGCTTGGATTTACTACCTGATTTGTTGCATCCCAATTAAATGTACCAGAAGTAACAACTATATCAGAATCATAATTATTTGTATCATAATCTTCACAATATATTTCATTACCACTCTGATATTTTGTTAAGCAGTCCTGACTCCATATTGAAATGATATTACCTGTTACATAGGTACCAAAAGAAAATGAATCCAATCCGCCACTCAATCCACTACCAGCACCAGTAACCATCATCTGATATGTATTTACACCGTCACTGATAGCATTTGCCATCCAAACACCGCTTACAGATAATGTATCTGCACCGCCTCCACCTTGAACGTCTACATAAGCTGAAACATAGGATTGAACATCATAAGTGCCTGATTGTGAGATAGTTAATTGATTCTGAGCTGTTGTACCTTGTTTTTCTAAAGTACCGTTGATGATTCTTGGAACGGTAGAAGTGTGCCATCTTAATTGACAATAGATAACAACCTGATCACCAACATGAATCTGCATATCTGTATTAGGATCCCAAGTAGCATGTGTTGAAACATTATATCCATAGAACATTGTTCTGTATACATATAAGCACTTTGTCAAGTCTGTAAGTGTAGGATCCTCAGTCTGATAATACATTTGTCCGTCGTCAGTAAGCCAAGCATTCCAGTTACCGTATTGAGCGGTTATAGGAGAGCTTGCTTCTGCAATTATACCCTTTACAAAGAACCAGTCAGTAGAACTTTCACCAACATTTAAGTTAGCATATACCCAGTCAAGCGCTTCCTGAATTGTCATAGCGTCATATACAGTAGCGCCTGAATGGCCGCCGCCTGTAGGAACATTTACGTTTACATAAGTAAAACCGTCATATCCGAAAGTACTTGCATAAGCAACACCGTTATTTGTAAGTGTCTGATAACCAAATACATATGTAGGAACAGTAATGTCAACATAAGCACTTGCATAAGTAGTAACGTCATGAGTACCAACAGTATCAATATTGATTGTACCTGATGGAACTATGTATCCAGGAGGAACAGGAACAGAAACATAAGCAAAGTTGTAAGCAGCAACGTCTACCTGAGAATTTGCTGAAATCTCAATATGGTCATATTCTGTGGCCCCCGGAACATTTACATTAACATAAGCATAACCGTTTACTGAGTGGTCGCCGTTAGTGGTAATGTAAGCGTATCCTTCGTCGCCCATAGCAGAAATATAAGCAGGATAATCAGCAAATATATCAGAATCTGTACCTATAGCTTCCTTAATCTGTAATTTTGTATTATAGATTGATTGTAAGTTTGTAATC